TAACAAAGAAATAAAACAGAAATTAATAGAGTTATTTTATGAAAATGGAGGAAACATAAACGTTGAAAGCAGAAGATCCAATACAAAAAATAATGTATTTAATTATGTTGTTGAAAATAAACAAATAGACAATATTAAAATACTTTTAGACCCGCGATATGGTTTGTCCAGAGATAATTTAAAAGAAGAAAATAAGCCAATATTCGATGAAATAATGAGAACTATAGAAGTAGCCCCACAAGTGCAAGTAGTAGCAGAATCACCTGTGACGGTAGTAGCACCAATAGTAGAAGCAGTAGCTCCAACAGTAGAAGAAGTAGCTCCTAAAGAAGAACCTGTGCCAATAGTAGAAGAAGTAGCACCTCAAGTAGAACCTCAAGTAGCACCTCAAGTAGAACCTCAAGTAGCACCTCAAGTAGAACCTCAAGTAGAACCAATAGTAGAAGCACCAATAGTAGAAGAAGTAGCGCCGACAATAGTAGCACCAATAGTAAAACTAAAAGTTCCAATCAATGTGCCAAATATAGGTTACAATATAGGTGTAGCTCCAAAATTTTGGAGAGTTCTGTTTACAAATAAGGGTATAGACCTGTTTGCATTAAGGGACCGCATAAGAGCACGATTATTTGAAGACAATCCGCTTAAAGTGTCTTATAGAAGCGGATACAAAGAAAATCCTTGGACTACTTGTGAAATAATAGAACGAATGTTTCCAGCATATTATACAAAGAAAAATCCAGAATTCGAATTAAAAAGTCAACAACAGCAAATAGATTTTATTAATATAAATACAGCATTATGTATAATATTATTGTTATTAGGTATAATTTCAAATACAATGAACGACCAAGATTATAATTTCATTTTTAAAGGAGGAAAAGCTGTTCAATTTGTGTTATCAGAAATACAAAATACTTCCAAATATATAAGCGAGGATATAGATATACAATTAACTCATAGTGATAGCATTGTATACAATGATTGGAAAATGAGAAATGTAGCGGAACATATATCTTTTCTAATAAAATGGTTTTTAGAAGGTATTATAAATATATCATTAGAGTTACCGAACACAAGTGAAAAAACAGTTGGAAAGGACTTAGTTAAAATAGCATATTTTAGTCCTTCAGGTAGATATACAGCATTATGTGATGTTGTTTTCGGAGAAACAAAAGCAAATGTGAAATCTTATTTTGAACATCCAAAAATATTCAAATTATACAATACTGAATTACAAACAGAATTAATGTTTAGATGTCCAAATATAGAAGCAATATTAAATGAAAAATTATATTATTATTTGAAATTTATAGAATTGAGAAGTTTATTAAAACGCAATTTACCAATAGTTGAAGCTGGTTATGAAAATACTACTTTAGAAGAACTAGACTATTTTATGAAAAAATTCAAAAAATCAATAAGGGCTATTGTGGATGGTTTAGTTTTACAAAAGTTTGGTAAAGTAGAACCAAACAACTTAAGAGATAAAGAAAAAGAAGTATTAATAAACATTCTTAACAATAATTTTAAAGATAAAGAAATTTACATATTGGAATTAACAAATAGCGTAACAGACCCTAATCCTTATAATGTATAATAGATAAATAAAAAGTATTATTATTTTTTATTTATTTAACGTAAATTCTCTTAGGAAACCCCACTAATGTTTATCAATCCAATCAGAAACTATTTTGTAATCACTTGAATGTTTAGTTTCACATACTTCAATTGCATAATTATTTGAAGAAATATTACCAATACCAAATCCAGCAACAGTCCAATGTAACCCATCAAAATGGTTACTCATAATATTAATACAATATTTGTTTGGCTTTATAACTATTGTATTTATATAATTTATATTTATTATTAAATTTGTTAATCTTAAAAATTTTGACATTATGATGTATACATTATTATTCAAGCAATGTTTAACTAGTTTTATAAATATTTATATTGATTATTCAGTTTTAGAGAATGGTCCAGACTTCAACTGAGACTGACCATAATCAGTCTTACCAACAACTACATTTTCGCCATCGAAAAGTTCAGAACGGATATCAGCAACAGAAATAGTATCAGGTTCTTTAGAAGCGAAATTACTCTCAGTTGTGCTGTTACCGGCTCCGACCAAATTGCCTTCTTCATCAATATCTTGAGTAAGAACATTACCGTGTTTTTCAGCATTCTTTTTATTTTCATCGATGGCCTTCTGTTTAGTTTCCTTAACACGTTGCTCAAATGCGGTTTTAGCAACAGTCTCATTTTTCTTCTTTTCGTGAGCGAGTTGGTTGAGTTCTTCTTCCATATATTCAACGCGACCGGTCTTGTATGCTTCAGGTTCCCAAGGAAGCCAAGTGCCAACGGGACCGACAAAAACATCAAAATTAGGGTCAGTTTCTCTTAGAAGTTTAGCGCGCAACTCGGCCTCTTCTTGAGAAGAGAAGTTACCTCTTGCCTTAAAACCTCTTACAGACGTTTGGAAATTATACTTTAGGTTAAATTTCTTTTCAAGTTCTTCCTCATCACGGTCCAAGAAAGTCTTGTAGTCATCTTCAATAGAGGAATTAACGATAGTATCTCGCTCTTCTTTGACAAACGATTCAAAATCCTTAATAACTTCTTCAAACTGCAATTTATACTTAAAGGAAACAAAATTAAGGAACTGATGGAATTTTTCCATTGATTTGTTCATTTCCCATTGCTTTAGGAATTCTTCAAATAAAAACATTTCCCGCTGCTTCAAGGTCTTTTCTGGAGAAATAAATGAAAAACATCCAAAGTTTTGACCAGCAATAGGTTTATCGACCTCCAATAAATCGACATATTTAGCATTGGGAGATCCATCTTTCTTTTCCTTTCTTTCAAAGGACTTTTTGGAAGCGTTAGTTTTACTCATTATACATTTAGTGAAACTTTCGTTTTAAGTTTTAATTTGATTAATTATTATTTTTTTCTTATTATTTTATATAAAGATGGGTGTCTTTGATATTACTGAACTAATTAAGCGTGTTATCAAGTATTTGATTGAAGGTTTGATGGTTGCAATTGCTGCATTTGCCATTCCCAAACGTTCGTTGAATCTTGAAGAAATTGCTTTAATTGCTTTGACCGCTGCTGCTACATTCGCCATATTGGATACATATATTCCTTCGATGGGAGTGACTGCTAGGTCGGGTGCCGGATTTGGTATTGGAGCCAACTTAGTCGGATTTCCTGGTGGTCTTTAAGCATAATATGTTAATTAAGCTTTAAATGGTTAATATAGAATAATATAGAATAATATAGAATAATATATTTTAATACCAATATAATATATTATGGCTAGACATAGAAGACAAACTAGAAGAAGAACTTATAACAAAAATAGAAAGTCTTCAAGAAAAATGAGAGGTGGGTTTGGTGAAGATGATAGACAAGCATTGCTAGATTTAGGGTTTACAGAAGCTGATATAGGATATTTATTTCAACATAATCCTAGAATGTCTGTAGAGATTTTTAGAAACGCTATAGACCCACCAACAAGTTCACCTTTTTATAACGAAAAACAAACAGCTCAAGAAATGATGGCAACCATTAGGGCAGATAATGATTTAGAGATATATAGCACACCTACTAAACGACCTAGAATTAGCACAATGTCTGAAGAAAATGATTATGTTCCAGATATTTCCGGAACACCCAACAACTTAAGTGGGTCATTTGGTGGAAAACGTAAATCAAAAAGAAGAACTTCTAATAAAAATAGAAGGTCTTCAAGAAAAATGAGAAGAAATAGAAGACAACAAGGCGGCAAAGGATTTACAACAGAAGAAGAAATTAATCCATTAGCGTATATAGAGCAAAGGGAAATAAGTGAAGCAAATATGCCAAGACCATAAATTAAACAGTAGGAATAAATTCCCAATTCAATTCAACACACATTTTCTTCCAAGTTTCATCTTGTTCAATAAGTTTTTCACGATCTTTCAATAACGGAATATCGTGTAAAAATTGGTTTTCTTCTAGAAGCTCACAAAACTTAAAAAGCACATAATAATAATTCAAAAAGTTGACACGATAATCAGGGCAAGTTTTAGCATATGGGGCTTGAATTTCCATAAATAAATTGCACAATGTGTCTTCTAATTCAGGGCTAAAAACAGGAGGTTTAATTCCTAGTTTATTTTTAATAAATGCGATGTGCTCATAATATTTATTAAATCCCAATTTTTTAAGGATTTCCTTAGTTTTATGGTGTGTTAGTTGTTCAATTCCAATTCGTTCCTTTTTGATTTGTTGATGAATTTGATTAATGACATCATCGGGAATTTGAGTGGTTTCCTTTCCTTGAAATTGAGCCAAAATTTCTTTAAAATGGTTAATCTTTTTGTAAGCATAAAAGCAAACTTCTTTAGGTGGTTCTTTATAACTCGGTTTTTCATTTTCGATTAAATAAGGGACATTAACAGCACAAATATTACAAATGAGAACACCTTCATCATCAAGGGGAATAAGTTCTCCTTTATAACAACTTTGACAGATGTCAGTTTCTCTAACAAATGCGTTCATATCTAAAAAAGTTTCATCAATATTACTCAAATATTTTTGCACAATATTTTTATTTTTATTTTCATTAATATTTTTTTCCTTATCTGTGTCGTCTTGTTTGACTTTAAAAATATTAAAAAGTAATTGATTTTTAGAGGTGACTAGTTTGTTATTATCTTCGACGTTATTTATGTTTTTTTTATTTTCAAAGTATTCAAATATATATTTAGAGTTATCGAGAAAGTAGTTATTTTTTTTGTTCTTTAATTCTTTAATAGTTTCATTAATTTCTTTGATTCTGTCTTTTATTTCCATTATTTGTTCAATTGGAAGATGAATGTCGATTTCTAATTGTGTTTTTAGGTCATTTTTTTCTTGTTTTAATCTAGGAATATTATCGAATTCGTCTTTAACAAATTCATTAACAAATTCTTTATGTTTACCATCTAAAGTGGTAGAATATTTTTTACAAATTTTAATTTTTTTGGTGGCCTTTGGTTTAAAAGATGGCATTAAATGGTTATATATAACAAAATACAGAAATATTTAATTAGTAATTTTTTCAAAATATATAAAAAACGGATTTAAACGCAATAAAATAATATTATAATGTCCGAAGAAGAAACTGAAACAATACCATATGTAATAATGGTTATATCTTTGGATAATACCTATAATCTCTTTGGTTCAAGCGAAAAACGTAATTTGACTGTAAATATAGCAGACCAAATAGTGGAATTGATATATAATAGAATTTACAAAAATAATGAGAATAATTTTAAGGATATAGAGGAATTACGTAATAAATTTTATATTGAACGCTACACAAATAAATTTATGTGGGCAGTTATGTCATTTATAAATAATGAATGGAAAAATACTAGTCCTACCGATGATTTAGTTCTTCAGATTTTAATAAAAGAAAACGAAAGGCGATGCACTGATTATATTTCGTCATGTTCTGTAGAAGAATCAAATTTAGATGAATTAGATATTTTAGATGAATTAGAAGAATTAAACAAATTAGATGACTTAGATGACCTAGATGTTTTAGATGAATTATATGAATTGGACAAGTTAGATGATGAAGGAAATATAAAGAAAAAGGTAAAAAAGTTTAGACATTGAATAAAATTATAAATAGTTAAAATTATAAATTTTGTTTCATTTAGTAAATTAATGGATATAGAAGTGAAAATAGAAAATAAACAGGTGGAAATAGATAAGATAAAGTTTCAAAAAATGGTTTTTTTGTTTAATGCTTTAGATAATGGGTGGTCAATAAAAAAAAGAAAAGATTCTTATATTTTTACAAAAAATCATGAAGGGAAAAAAGAAGTATTTGACGAAGAATATTTAGCTATGTTTATGAAGGAAAATACCAACATTAATAATATGTTATTATAAAATGTAGGTATTTAAAGTAAAAAATTAATTCATTAAATTTTAATTAATTAATTTTCCAAAAAATTTTTTTCTTTTAGGAATGTATAAAATGGGAGGCGGATTAATGCAACTCGTAGCTTACGGAGCTCAGGATGTTTACCTAACTGGTAACCCTCAAATTACTTTCTGGAAGGTGACATATCGTAGATATACTAACTTTGCCATCGAATCCATTGAACAAACTTTCAATGGTCAAGCTGATTTCGGTCGTCGTGTTCAATGCACAATCAGCCGAAACGGCGATCTTGCTTACAGAACTTACTTGCAAGTAACTTTACCCGAGATTAACCAACTTATGGGTATTGCTTCTTTTGCCCAAGGTTCTGGAACTGGTGTCTATGCCCGTTGGTTGGATTTCCCAGGTGAGCAACTTATTGCCCAGGTTGAGGTCGAGATTGGTGGTCAACGCATTGACCGTCAATATGGTGACTGGATGCACATCTGGAACCAGCTTACAATGACTGCTGAGCAACAACGTGGTTACTTCAAGATGATTGGTAACACCACTCAGCTTACATTCATCACTGATCCTTCTTTCTCTGAGGTAGATGGACCTTGTGACTCTTTGGCTCCTCGTCAAGTTTGCGCTCCTCGTAACGCTCTTCCTGAGACCACTTTGTATGTTCCTCTTCAATTCTGGTTCTGCACAAACCCCGGTCTTGCTTTGCCTTTGATTGCTCTTCAATACCACGAAGTCAAGATTAACCTTGATATCCGCCCTATTGATGAGTGCTTGTGGGCTGTTACCACTTTGAGCTGCAACACTGGTGATGTTCCTGGCGGTAACCCCAGCTATGCATCAAACCAGTTCCAACCTGGTCGCCCTGTGCCTGCTGCCATCGCTTATAACCAGTCTTTGGTTGCTGCTTCTTTGTATGTTGACTACGTCTTCTTGGATACTGATGAGCGTCGCAGATTTGCCCAGAACCCTCACGAATACTTGATTACTCAGCTCCAATTCACTGGTGATGAGTCTGTCGGTTCTTCCAGCAACAAGATCAAGCTTAACTTTAACCACCCCGTTAAGGAGCTTATCTGGGTTGTCCAGCCCGATCAGAACGTAGATTATTGCTCATCTTTGGTTTGCGATGCTCTTTTGTTCAAGGTTCTTGGTGCTCAGCCCTTCAACTACACCGATGCCATCGATGCTCTTCCCAATGCTATCCACGCTTTCGGAGGCCCCGCTGCTTTGGCCGCTGACTCTCGCTCTTACATTGATGCTCAGGGTCTTTTCAATGATGCCGGTGCTTTGGATTATGATATTCCTCCTGGTTTCACTGGATACTGGCACGGACCTGACAATGTTTACAACCAGCCTAACTTTGGCGGTCACATAAACACTGCCGGCGTCAATGCTTCTACCATTTACCCTAACATCAGTGCTGCTGAAGCCGATAAGCTTCTTGCATCTTTGGGTCGCAGCCACAACGATAACTCCACTGTCTCTGATGCTGGTTCTTTCGTTTTGTGCGAGACCTCTTTGGACCTTCACTGTTGGGGCCAGAACCCCGTTGTCACTGCCAAGCTTCAGTTGAACGGCCAGGACCGCTTCTCTGAGCGTGAAGGATCTTACTTCTCTTGGGTTCAACCTTACCAGGCCCACACCCGCAATCCTGATGAGGGTATTAACGTTTACTCCTTCGCTCTTCGCCCTGAGGAACACCAACCATCAGGAACTTGCAACTTCTCTCGTATTGACAACGCCCAGGTGTCAATCCAGATGAAGTCCAACAACCAGGCAACCCTGCAGAAGCTGTTCGCAGTGAACTACAACATCCTGCGTATCCAGTCCGGCATGGGTGGCCTTGCGTTCTCCAACTAGACGTCTACTTCTAGTTCAAGCGAAATGCGAAACAAAAAAAGCGGGCTTCGGCCCCAAGAACGTTCCAGGTTCTTGGGATCGAATTTACAGACGTACCTGTGAACTACTCCTCCTCCTCCTCAACAAACAACTCAAGTGACACGACTGGAAACTCATACCATTGAATGTCCGAGTCGAGATCCGCCAAGTCGGATGGAAACGAACGTAGAACCTGGAGGTCGACGAACGGCTTCATCTCATCATCCGAACCGTAAAAGACGTGGTCGGTCCGAATTCGTTCAGCACGTGCGTCAGACAATTTGACGATGTGTTTCACTTTTGTAAATGCGATTCGAAATATCATATCGTCACAGTCTTCGTCGTCGCAGTGGTCATCGACGAACGTATATGGGCGAAGATATGTCATCCGGTACAATTTTTCGGCAGAAACCAACGCCTCCTTTTTATTAAACACACTCTGACAAATTTCCATACCCTCTTTGTACTGGGCGTCTGTCAAGTGTTCTTTGATCGAGTCTATAAAGTCTGAAATATCGTGCGCTGTCATTGGCAATCAAACGCAAAACCT